CCCTTCTCACCCCGGAAATTGGCGGGGTTGTATTGTGTATAACGTGACCAGCATCGAAAATAATTAACCTATTTGGCAGACAGGCTATTCTTTCTCTGAGTTCAATTGGAACAACTAGTGTATCCATATTTTCTCTCTCAAGGGCGTTTGGAGTGTCTTCTGATACAGCTTTAGGGTGAAGCTCTAAGAAGCCACCAACAACATCATTTGTTTCCGGATAGTACACACATCCAATTTTTGGCCCTCTGAAGATTTTGGTATCTGCGTATAGAAAAGTATCCTCATCTACGTGAACATCTAAGAATTGTCCTGGCTTGAAAGTCCTAGTCCAATACTCAAATCCGCACAATTCCTCAATTGGAAAAGGAAGATTATTTTCCCAGATTGCTTTAATTAATCTTTTCCTTGGTGTATTTGCCTCAGACTTATGCCACCCATCCCAGAACATATAAGGAGCAAAACAATCGGATAACTCATCATGATATCCATTTAGAACAATTGCAATACGATCTTCATCACCCATTGACTCCGGGAAAAAGTCTTTGGTATATTTAATTTCATCTAATAGAATCTGATCTTTTATGTATTTGTCTATAATAATCATAATATATATAGTACTACAGTTTTACCGCATATGTAACAGCGGCCCCGGTTGGATTATGGTAAACGCAAGAATTCTCTATATTTTTAAGATACTCGTGAACTTCGTAAAAATCTGTAAAAACAGACTCATCTTTATATAGAGAATCAGTTCCAGTATAGAGCATCATTATGGTGCCATTTTTGTTTAGCATGTTATAAAATTTAACTACTAATTCAGGATCATGTAAAACGTCATGTATGCTCATGCAGATAAAATCATAGGTCCCGGCATTACTTGACTCTATATCTTGCATTGAAATGGTATTATAATCCCAATCTTCATTATCTTTTTTTATTATTCTTTCAAATAGATTTAATTGATAATTATTAAGGAGTGTTAGCTTTGATCTTTTTTGCATTAATCTAACTAGTCCTGTATTAAATGCTGGGAGGGTCATTAAAGATGTTTTAGGATTAGCGGTTAAGAACCCAAACTCATGAGTGTTAGCCGCATAGTAGTATGCTTGATTAGTGTTCCAGAAATGAGTTTCTTGACTAAATACATCAAAATACCAAATTAAGAAATCCATCCCTGCAGCTATTTTTCTTTTATCTAAAGATAAAGTATCTAAATAGTTTTTAACATTTTTACTTTTTTTTATTGATTCATCAATAGATTCCACATCTACATACTTAATTAAGTTAACTAAATTATCGAAATAATCTTTTTCATACATCATATTTGATTGCCCCCATTGCTATCTGACGCATGTGCCATAATCTTCTTATGTTTCCTATTAATGAGATTCTTTGATTTTTTAAATATAAATAAGAAAGATCTTGACCTAAATTTAATTTACCAGATTCAACATCATCTATTGGAGCCAAGGTTATAGATCTAGTAGCAGCTATGATTTCATCTATATTATAAGAATCTATTTTAGCGCCGTCAAAACCAATGCAGTAGAGATAAAAGATAATCTGCTTATCTATATATGCTAGATCATCAATTGCGTTATAGGTCATATTAGATCTTCTATACCTGGAGACAAAGGAAGTATTATATATCTATTCATTTCAGCAAAGTCGTTTGTTAAAACATATTCTCTAGTTGTGCCACCGTTTTCCATTACAATGTTTTCATCTTCTTCAGAATATGAAGGCACTACATCATCCATTTTTTCTGTAAACTCATGAATGAGTTCTTCGCTAATTTCTTTTGGTTTCATATTAATTAAGTTTTTTTAATGCAGTTACCTGGTTATATAGTGAGGTAATTGCATCTATTTGCATTCTAGATACATCTTCTGCATCTAAGAGATCGTTTAATGATTCTGATGTCATTGCTTTTTCTGGATCTTTACCAAGCAAAAAACATAATTTGTGAATAGATTTTGTTAAATATACACAAGTTTTTTCCTTGATTAAATCAAGTTCTTCTTTTGAAATATTAGACATTAATATTGCTCCATATTTAAAGCTACAAGATACTGCATTGATTCCTCTTTATATCCTTTTCCTTCAATCTGCTTTAAGTAGTCTTGTCTAAGAAATGGAAGATAAACATTTACTGCCATTGTAGAATTTGCTGGGTCTTCTAATGGATCAAGAACATTTTCATTTAATTCTTTATTTGGGCTACCATGACAATACCAACCTAGGTAAGCGTATCTTACGCCGCCGCCAGTTGGCTTTACCTGATGGGCTGCCATATAATCACTAGGAAACATTAATACATCTCCCCTTTTAGGAGTATACTCTACATCCAAATAAGGAAAGTAATGAGAACCACCCGTAAAATTCTTTCCGTTAAGTTCACTCTCTGATTTAACACTGTCGTTAATGTAGAATATTGTACCAACCACATTTTTCATAGCTAATTGTTGGCTCGGATGTGGAACACCATACATGTAATCTGTTTGTATGTCTGCATGTGGGCCCATATAAACATTTGATTTATATTGTGTTATGTGACCCCTACTTTGCCACCAAACACATTTATATACTAAAGGAAACATTTCTATATATTTTAATAAACACTTATATTTAACTTCATCAATAAAAGCTAATGTTTTCATCGCTTGAAGTTCTTTGTCTCTATGTATTCTCGTTGCTCTATATGGCATTTCTTCAATCGTCTCAATAGGAAAATAATAGCCACTATTATTAACGTAGACTTCTTCACCGGTATTTGGATGAGTAGTAAGTGAATACATTTCTGCTTTTTCTTGTTCTATACTTCTTTCACAGAATTTATACATCCAATCCCAATCTACGGATGCTGCGTTCTCGAACAGAACAACTCCACCACCCAAATGCTTTCCTTCAACGTCATTGAAGTTCATCATAATTATTTTCTCCTACTACATTGTCTAATTCATTCAACTTTAGAATTCCCTTGGTTACTGGACCAATTTTTTTACCATCTGCGTCTACGCCAGTTTTTATTCCTTTTACCCATGTCCATGGTTTTTCTTGTGAATTTTTTATTTTTAAATCGTTATATTTTCTTCTTGATTCTTCTAACTCTTTATCATCCCACCTATTGATAACTTCAAACTCAACGCTTGGCAGTAAGTCTGTTGGATAAATGGTAAAAAATAAAAATGGACTTCCCTTAGGAAATATAACTGGTTCATTTACTTTATGGATTACCCAATTTGTTTGCACCTCATCTGGCCACCAACTACTTGGGATACTAGCGGTCATTGGTGAAGCACCATCTACATAATAGTTTGGTGAACCAGTTGTCCACAGACTGTAGCCTTCTTCTGTGTTTATTGCCCAACCAGTTGCAATTGATATCATCCCATGTATGTTTGAATGAGCAAATTGAAAACCATTATGAACACCACCGCTAATTATTCTTGCTGGACTAGGTCCTCCATCCCAAATCACGACCAATTCTTCTGGAAGAATCATTTCCCATCCGCTAACATTTGCCGTGGTTACAGGAGTGCACTGGTAGGCGTGTTTATTATATGTATTGTCCATCCAATCTCTCTTGAGGCGAGATTGTTTTATTTCAACTGAATTATGATGTGTTCTTGATAATGTTACTTTTGTCATTTATGCTCCAATTAATCTATAGTCTGCATCAAGTTGTTTTAGCGGTTGCACTATTTTATCAGTAAATCTTGGTCCGCGTCCTGCGTTGGGATCAGCGAGAGAACCGTCTAGGTTATAGCCATATTGAAAATTTTTATGTGTTCTTTCATTATAATCAAACATTGTTACTACTGAATATTTCATTCCCGAAGTAACTGGCTCTGAACTGTGTACAAATATATAATTTGAAGGAAAAAATATTAAATCCCCAGCCTTAGGTTTAATTTTGAAACCTAAACTATTAAATGCTAATTCTCCACCATCATAGTCATCATTTAAATACAAGACGCAAGATACTGTAGCGTTGTAACTAAAACCATGGTCTGTGTGTGGCTTAAAGTATTCTCCCGGACCATATTTAACAAAGTTAAAACTTTCCATAAAATCCATTTTATTAGCAGCAGGATACCTTACTTCATAATCATATAATGCGCACATAAGAATGTCTTTAATCTCAAATGTTATATTTTTTATATCTTCTATTTCTGGAAACATTTCCCATTTAGTATTATCTGGATGAATCTTAAAATCACTACAATTTCTATAACTAGTATCAATATTCTCGTCACCTGTTGTAGCTAAAGACCATTTAAATCTTGGATTAAAACTTTGTTGAAGTCCGTTTTCAAGCCTATCTATAATAGCTGGCGAATTAACTAGTGCATTTTTATATAATACTATGCCTAATCTAGGGTCATAAACACACTGAGCATTGAGATCCACAGGACTACCTTTACTTTCTTAGTATGGTATACTTTTATATATCTCAGTATACCACAACGCTTAAGAAGGTGCTCATGTTCAATGAACAGATAACTGAAGAAAAACCCTGGAAGGTTTTACCTGGAACATTTGGAGACTCTCCTGATAATATCAAAATTATAGAAAATTTTATTGATGAAACAGATTTATTGTCTCTACAAAATTTTGTAAAAAAAATAGATGAATGGGATAATTCAAAAGAAAGTGAATACCATGAGGACGGCACCATTAAATATGGTGCTGATGTTTGGTTGAATAGAACTTGTAGTTCCTATATAGTAAAAAAACTAGATAGAGACATCTATGACTTAATTGATTTTTATATAGATAAAATGACTGAAAAAATAAATAAAAATTATAATTGTTTTGTCGAGAAAAGACCACCGGTAATTGTTTGCTGGAGACCAGGAGATTTTCAGATAGCACATGCTGACAAGCAGCTGCAGGATGGAAGACCTAATGCTTTTCCTGACTATGATATTAATTCATTATTTTATATTAATGATGATTATATTGGCGGAGAACTATTCTACACTCAACATAAAAAGAAACTAAGACCAGTAGCTGGTATGGCCGTTTCTCATCCGGGAGACGTGAATTATATTCACGGAGTAACTCCAGTATTATCTGGAACTAGATGGGTTATTCCAGCTTTTTACGCTGTTAAATCTTTTTAGCTTTATTTAAAAGCTGGAGGAACAAAGAATCCCGGAGGACCAAAGAATCCCGGAGGAGAAAAGAACCCCGGAGGACCAAAGAATCCCGGAGGAGCAAAGAATCCTGGAGGAGCAAAGAACGCTGGTGGACCAAAAAATGTTGGTGGAGAAAAAGCTCCAACAGTATAGTTGATAGCTGTTCCCAATATTGTTACTGTTGTGTCAGTAATTGCGGGAGTTACAACATCGTTTAAACCTGCTGTTTGCGTTGGTGTTGTTGTTACTGACCCAACGGTAAACCCCGCACCTGTGATTGTTGAGTTAGCTGTAGCCTTAGCGGTTCCGTTCAGCTACTGTAGGCTTAGCTCTTTTTCTTTTAGACTTTGGACCTTCATTGTTGTTAACTGTCATGTTATGCTACCATATCTCCTAGGGCAACCCAAGTATCGGTTGCGCGCTTAATAAGTGTAGCAGACGACCAAGTTGTACGCAACTTAAGTCCTGGAGTTCCGTTAACCGTTACTCCAGCACCAGCTGTCAATGTGCATTGACCTGCTCCAGTTTGTAAAATAGTAATAGTTGAACCTACCGGAAAAGCTACTGAAGAGTTAGGCGGAACCGTTAAGGTATTAGCTGAAGCGTTGCTTATTTCAACCATTTTATTTTTATCAGCTAATACAAGTGTATAGCTTGCTGCTTGTTGATTTAAGATTGTATCTGCAATCTTATTCTGCTCAATTGCAGCAGTTGCTGATATATCGGCATTAACGATTGTTCCTTCTGCGATCATTGTACTTGTTACCGTATTAGCAGGTAGTGTTACAGTTCCAGTGAACGTTGGACTAGCTAACGGCGCCCTAAGTGCAATTGCATCAGTTAATGTAGTTGACAAAGTTGCGTTGTTAGCAAGCGAAGTTGCTATCTCAGCTAAGGTATCAAGTGTTGCTGGAGCAGCACCAACAAGTGCTGCAACTTCTGCTCGAACAAATGCTGTAGTGGCAATCTGAGTTGTATTAGTTGCGACATTCGCTGTTGGAGCTGCTGGAATACCAGTAAAAGTTGGTGAAGCAATATTTGACTTTAGGTCAAGCGCGGTTTGCTGAGCCGTAGAAACTGGCTTTGAAGAGTCTGCAGTATTATCAACGTTTCCAAGACTGATCATTGATTTTGTAATACCCGAAACAGTTCCCGTGAACGTAGGATCAGCAAGAGGCGCCTTAAGGTCTATCTGAGTTTGAATTGCGCTAGTAACACCATCTACGTATCCAATTTCTGTTGCAGTAACATTACCAATAGATGTTGTTGCTGGCAAGGTGATGGTGCCGGTAAATGTTGCATTTGCGAGTGGTGCAAATCCAGCAAATGACACGTTTGAAAACTCTTTACTTGTAACTCTTCCATAAGCATCTAATGCTACATTACTAAGGAAAGAAGTAGTCTCTGCACCAGAACCAATGTTTGCGGCTACTGTAGATAAAGCTACTCCATTAGAAGTGACTGAGATTCCCGCACTTGGTTCAGCTAATACGCTATATGTTTGATCTGTTTTAAGTATTCCATTACCTGCCAAAACTGTTTGAG